CTTCAGGAAAGAGGAGATACCGCCCGCGCCGGCTATGTTGGCAATGGGAGCAGCCAGCACATCGACACCATCGAGGTAGCCGTCGGCGTCATCACCGTCCCCCACGTTGAGGACCGCGCTCGTTCCGTTGGTCCACAGGGCATCGTTCATGAACCGCACATCAAGCACCGTTGCGCCGGCAGGGATGGGAATGGTGACGCTATAGCTGCCCGCTCCGGAAGACTCGGTGAACAGCCACTCCTCTACCGTCAGCGGATAGCCGTAGGTCGGGATCGCGGCGCACTTGTTCAGTTGCGCGGCAATCGCCGTGACGGGAATTCCTGCGCCCGAACCGAGTCTGAGAGTGGTCAATGCCATCTCGTCAAGGTGATGATCCCCGTCGAGAATCACCGGAGTACCGGCATGAGCAGCCCCTCTTTCGTAGAAGTACAGGCTCACCGTCGGCGGATCGGTAATCTCGTCGAACTCCATGTAGGGATACAGACCGCCTTCGGCCTGATAGCCGAATGACGGATCGTTGGGCACCATGACAATCGCGTAGCGTTTTATCGGCTTCGTCATTTGACTGCCCTCCCGCTAGTGTGGCTTCTTGGGGCGACTTCACGCCGCCCCAAGACTACCGTTGTTCTACAGTCCCTGCGCTACCTTCACAACCTGCGTCGCCGCTTGCGTCGGCCCACGTTTGCCGCGCTTTCCGTATTGCTGGTAGGTCACCCCGAACACGCTCGCAGCGGTTGCTGGCGTCACGACACAACGCACGAACCCCATAGCCGGCATGGGCACGTCGACGGCATATACCTTGCTGCCCCCCGAGGCAGCAAGGATCTGGGTCAGCGCTGCACCAGCAATATCAACCGGCGTGCTGAAGGCGACAACCGCTGCGCGCTGAATCTTCATGTCCAGCGTGCCCGTCGCGGTCATGGCCCCGACTTCGAGGAAAAACACGATGCCCTCGTAGTCTGTCATGTCAATGACATTGCCGTTCTGCGCGCCAGAACTCGCTGAGACCGGGGCCAGCGCCTGCCCAGTTTGCATGGTTTCTAGTGGTGATTTGAAGCTCATGTCATTCCCTCCTGTCTATTTGCCCCAGTTTTGTTCTATCTTGATCGCCGCGCTCTTGCAGAGTTCGTGAGCCTTCTTCTCGCCCGCTTCCGCTGCGCCGGCCATGAAGTGAATCCCCTTGGTGCCCTGCTTCCCGATCTTCTGAGCGAGCAGGTAATAGTTCTGGATGTACCCGTGCGCGATGGCCCAGCGCTTGATCGCCTTGACCGGCGGCGGCTTGCCGGGCCTCCGGCCCTCCTCTACTGAAAGCGCAATCCCCACCACGCTCTTGGGCGGGGCCACCGTCGCCGAGAGCGCCATCCCCTTGCCGGCGAAGGACACTTTGATCACGTTCCCCAGCGTCCCCTTGTCTGCCGCGTGAGGCTTGGCTCTCGTCTTGGCCTCTCCACGGATATAGGACGCGAGCTTCGCAAGGCCCTCTTCGACGGGTTCCAGCGCCCGCCCGAGCTTGGCCTTCAGCTTCTCTAGGCCCTGCACCTCGACCGTCGTTGCTGGCATCTCACGTCCCTATCGGCTTGGCGTACTGCCGCTCGATATCCCAGAGGAGCAACCTGATCTTGCTATCCACCGTTAGCGCCGTGTCGATGCTCTGGATGGTCATCGTGGCGCCGGCTTCCAGGACGTCACGCATCTGGCGGGTCAGGTCGATCGTGCGCTCCTTGATCCCCCCCGGCACCGCCGGCCAGCCGAACTTTGCCGTCACCTGCACGGCTCTCTTCTGCTCCGGCCAGACATCGAAGAGGCCGTTGTCGGGCACCACCTCCAGGTATTCATAGGGTCGCGGCTCCGGTCCCTTGTCGGCGTCCGCCGGGCCTACCCAGAAGTGCGTCCCCAGCGTCAGCGTTTCGCCTGAATCAGTGAAGTCATAGTCCTCGTTCAGGTCGACCTTGACGATCAGGCCCGTCGTGGTGGCGATGTCCGCAGGTAGCCACAGCAGCACGTCGCCGTTCCCATCGAAGGTTCGTACCACAGCCACGGCGTCCTGCGTGAAGAACCGCCGCAGACGCAGGTCAAGAAAACGCGATACGGTTGTCAGTTGCGAGAGGATAACGTCGTCCTCAGTCGCATCGCCTTTGCTGGTGCGCTGGCGAAATTCCTCCGCTGTGGCATAGGCGTCTCCGACACTCGCAGCCACTTATCCCGCCTCCTTTCGCAACGCCAACACTACTTGCCCATCTTCCGCCGTCGTGCCGGCGGCTTCACCGCATTCTCTGGCGGCTCTGCGGTTGCCGTCTCGATCTCCGCCGCCGCTTCTTCCCCGGCTAGTTCCAGCGGATCATCCTTAACCAACTCCGCCTTGCCGCGCACCCGCAGGATATCGGCATCTTTCTGCGAAAGGTCAGCGATGTCCCCCACCTCAAAAGCCCGCCCATCAGCGACCGTGGGTCGCAGGATCAGCAGTTTGACCATGCCTTCCTCCTCTTCGGGGGAGCCCGCCCGCGTGAGCAGGCTCCCCCCTGTCGTTCTGTTCAGCACCTGTTACGCGCACTTCGCGTCGAGCATGGCGGCGAAGGACTCTGGGTGCCTTACACCAATGTCTACGTCCTCGAAGACGATGACGCGCACGGTGCCCGCGTTACCGCCGGTGTAGGGGTCGACCAGGATGTCGACGTTCCCCCACATGCCGATCAGAAGGTCACCCCAGTTGCCGAAGAAGATCGCCGAGCACACAGCGCCCGAGCTACCCTTCACCAGCACGCGGCTGACCTGGTTCGTGATGAACGCCGGGTAGCCGTTGAGCGGGGTTGAGCCGTCGACCCAGATCATCCGGTCGCCGTAGGTGGCCGTGACTAGGGTGCCCTTCAACTTTCCGCGGGCCTGAGTATTGGTGATGTACGCCAACTTGCCGGTGTCCGCGTTGTCGATGGCTACTTCGGTCTCCAGACCGACAATGTGTGCGTAGGTGGGCGCCAGGCCGTCCGTGCCGCCGGCGACGGACCCGATGCCCGTCGTGTGGTCTACGCCCGTCGGCTGGCCAGCCGAACCCAAACCGTGCAGGGCCACGCGGTCGACCTCGATAGCGATGATGGTCGCCAGGTCGTTGCGAACCAGCGCCTCCACGTCGATAGACGACTGGAGCAGCAACTTGCGGCTAATGTCGGTGTAGGCACCGACCGTCCGGGGAGTCAACGCCACTTGCTCGAGGGTCTGCTGGCTCTCGGTCGGGGCCACATTCTCAGCGACCCAGTAACCCGTCGCGCCGGCGGACTGCCGGGCTATCGTGACGTCACCGACCAGTCCATCGAGCACCGACGCTCCAGCCTGCTTCACAACCATCTTGTTGCGCAGCAGGTCGATGAACGAGGCTCCCAGGAGGTCGGTGGCTACGGTGAAGCCACCGGCCGTGGTAGTCCCCTTCAGGAGGTCGCGCTGCTCGCGGGCCTCGGCCACGTCATTGGGCAGGAAGAAGGAACGTGGCGCCCGGCCCAACCGCTTTGCGACCGCCAGACTCGCCTCGCGCTCCAGACCCGCGTTGCTCCAGTCGCCGTCGGCGGCTGCGCGGATTGCCCGGACGATGCTGTAACGCCCGACGTCGGCATCGCTCATGCCGATGCTTGCGCCGTCGTTGGGGTTGGGCTTGGTCACGGGGCCCGGAGAGGCGTAGCGAGCATCCTTCCCGCCGAGAGCCTCTGCGCGTTCGATGCGCTTCTCCAGGACATCAGCCTGGGAGAGGACGTCATCGTAGCGCTTCTGCTCGTCTTCGTTGAGGTCACGGGTCTCGCCCTCAGCGGTATCGAGCAGCGCTCGCGCCTCCGCCAAGGAACCCGCCCTTAATCGTTTCAATGCGTCGAGATCCATTTCTTGTTCCTCCTTCGCCGCCCGGGGGCAGCTCTACGTTTCGTTCTTACTTGCGACGCTCCGCGAGCTCCAGCCGCTTACGCAGCAGCGCGAGTGGGCGTCCGCCCGGCTCGAGCCCGCCGCCAGCCCCCGAGTGGGCGTCCGCCCGGCTCGGTTCGAGCGCTTGGAGTGCGTGTTCTTGCTCCTCAGTCAGCACCCCACCGTCATTCAGCGCCGCAAGCGCCGACTCCAGCAGGGCGCGCACCGATACGTCCGTCTGCGGGTAGGCTGGGAAGGTTACGGGTGACACGTCATAGAGTTGGACTTCCACCAGAGTGCGGATAGTCTCGCCTTCCTCGGTGGACATCTCATCCTTGACGGTCGAAAAGGCGAATGACGCCTGGTCCACATCGCCGCGTTCGATGCTGACCAGGAGGTCGTTGGCGTAGGAGGTGTCCGGCGGGTCGATCTCGAAGGCGAGCCCCACCGCATCCTCAGTCACCCGGAGCGTTCCCGACTTGGTGCGCCCCAGGATGAGGTTGCTGTCATGGTTGAAGAGGGCACGCACGTCGGCCTCCTGAAGCGTCTTGGTGAAGGCGCCGGGCTGGATGCGCTCGCGGAAGCCGTAGCCCAAGGATTCGGAGAGCAGGTTGAAGACGGCGGCATGACCCCGGATGATCGGCGGCTGCCCATCGTCCCTGCGCTCGACGCTTATCTGGTCAA